GAGGAAAATTTGGGTTCGCGAAAGAACTTATACAAGAGTGTATAGTTCCCCCGCCACCTGAAATTGATATCACCAGGGAGGTTAAATTACCTACCTTTGGTGACTCCTTGTTTGAATACTGTATGGACCAGCTAGCTCACAATCCTGAAACAAAGAAAGTGAGACTATCTATAGTCCGTGAAAATGGAAAAGCCAGGGCAGTCACGTCTGGGTCAGCTAGTAAGGACATATCCTTACAACCGATCCAACATGGTGTCATTGAGATGGCTAAGTGTCAGGTTATACTAAGGAACGGCTTTCAGGCCGGACGATTAGGTTATACCTTGTACGTGGTTTTTGACGAAGACGATCCTGTCTCCGGAATAATCCAGAAAAAGATCGTAAAAGTCTTTTCTTTCGATTTCACAAGAGCAACTAACTTTCCTTCCCATAAATCGGGAAGAGAAACTGTTGGAAAGCTGTTAAAGAAATTGGGGATACCTCAACACCATATAGACGCCATACTAGGCGTCTGGGCCGGTGAGAGGGAACTATACGCAAATGGGAAGCTCATAGGAGTCATTAAGAATGGACTCATGATGGGGGACCCGCTGACAAAAGTTAGTCTATCCATGGTACATTTAATTGCGCATAAATATGCAAAATTAAAGACTGTAGGACTTGATATAGAAGTGTATGCAGAAGGTAACGGGGACGACGGTTGTGTCATCTTGGGTACCGACGCAGACGAATCTGTTATACATAAATATGTATCCCATTTCAAGGAAGCATGTATTATGTTAGGTTATCATTTTGCTAACAGCGACACATTCATCACTGATGATTGGTTCACTTATTGCGAAGAAATTATGGCCGTTCCTCCAACATCGAAGTATGGTCAGAGGAGAGCTAATCGATTAAAAAGTAACGTCTATTCGACGTACCTTGACATCGTGAAGCTAAGGCTATTAATAGATACCAAGAAAGACAGAGCAGACTTTTCTTCCTCAACAGAGGGAAAAGTAACTGGTCTGGGTAAAGACATATCGTACTGTGAAAAAGACGGTTCTCTTAAAGAGAAGTATCTTTTCTCAGTTTCTTCTATTATACAAGACATATCCCTCAACCTTAGGGCTGAAAAGTACCCGGTATATCTCCCGTACCAAATATATGGTATAGGGAAGATGCCGATGAACTGGGATTTGAGGACTTGGTTTAACAGTGTAAAATCACAAAGTAGTGTGTGTATGCGCATAGTATACTACACCCTGCTAGAATTACTAGGAGAAAAGGAAAGGAACCTGACCAACAGGTCCGGTTCCGTCCGATTCGATAAACATTTCGAAAATGAAGCATACGTAGAAGAGCATGCTATCCCCGATAGTCATCCTATAGTCCAGTTTGCAATGGTTAATCCCGACGAGTACGATAAGTACCCAGACGGGGTATTAGCCAAATTGCAGAGTGAGAAAAGGTTAGTACCAGAGACTGAGATCTCGAAGTACTACCTTTATCACGAGAGACTAAGGTCACTTACAGAGGATGTGAATAAGCA